ACGTTGCTTCCGTATATCGTGATGACCGAGTTGCCGTCAGCCCACTCGATGACCGAGTTGCCGGTAGCCCACTCGATGACCGAGTTGCCGTCAGCCCGCTTGATGACCGAGTTGCCGTCAGCCCACTCGATGACCGAGTTGCCGGTAGCCCGCTTGATGACCGAGTTGCCGGTAGCCCGCTTGATGACCGAGTTGCCGGTAGCCCACTTGATGACCGAGTTGCCGTCAGCCCGCTTGATGACCGAGTTGCCGGTAGCCCGCTTGATGACCGAGTTGCCGTCAGCCCGCTTGATGACCGAGTTGCCGTCAGCCCGCTTGATGACCGAGTTGCCTACGACGACCCACACGCCCTCATCGATGCGCTCCATGTCGCCGTCGCAGAAGCCGACGACGCCCACGCGCTCGGCGTGCTCGATGCGGCGCAGGAGCCGGATGCTCTCACAGACCACCTTGTCGCCGTGGTCGAGCTGCGCACCGCGAGCTTCGACCTCGTATATCTCGTTGCCGTCGTAGAGCCACTTCGGGAGCTGCTCGGCTGTGCAGACGTGGTAGCCGCGCGAGCACGGGCGCAGGAGGGTGATGTTTGGCGTCCACTTGCCGGGCCGCTTGCCGCTCGGAAGCGGGTAGGCGAACTCTCCGCCATGACACGCGCGTCCGTTGTTTAGCACCTTGTAGAGCTTGCCGTCTGACACGACTGTGTAGTCGCTCATGCCACGCTCCGGCATGTCAGTCCACCTCCATCATTTGCGCGCCGAGTGACCGACGCTTTGCCTCGTCGGGATCCACCTCGCCGAGAGGACCGCCAGGCAGGAACGGCAGCAGCACGGCAACGTCATCCTCGGGCTCGTCGGCTCCGATGACGACCGTGCGCCTTCCGGTCACGGCCTCGAGGTCACGGGCGCGCACACTCTCGTCGTGGGTCGGCGGTGCCTCATGCTGCTCGGCCGGCTCGGCTGCTACCACGATGGCCGACATGCCGCACAGGCTGATGGCCGCTTCCTCCATCTGCTGCACGGCCGCGGAGATGATGGCGCGGTATTCGGCTCCCCAAATCACCATGCCGCTTCCGACCTCGACGAGCACGCGATCGGCGTCGTTCTGCAGGTGGATATAGCGCTTGCCGGCGTGGTCGAACGCTCCCAAGCCGACCGCGTATGTGACCGCCTGCGAGAGTGTCGTCAAGTCGGTCGCGGCGAATGTCCGGTTGAGCGACTTGGCGACTGGCGGCAGGTCTGCGTAGCGAGATTGCCTCATGCCCCCACTCCTTCCTTCACGAGTTCCCGATGCTTCTCGAGCAGGTCGTCGCGCCGAGTGGCGTAGTCCCCGCCAACCAGCTCGATGTACTCCTCGAGCGCCTTCTCGGGCGACATATCGGCTGTCATCCTGGTGGACTGCACGGCGGCGTGGCTGGTGTACTTGATGACCGACTTGCCGACTTTCAGCGCGCCAGCCTGCTCAAGAAGCACCTCGGCTCGCCGTGCCTCAGCCAGCGATTCCGCACCGGACGGGAGTGAGCCGGACAGCCGAACGAAGCATCGCCCGATGCCTTCCGTGTTGCACTCGAGCGCGTTGATGTCGAAGGTGCGGAACTCGAGCGGCGACTTGAGGTGTGTCTCGATGTTGGCGCCGCTCACTTCGCGGGACAGCATGATGCAGGGTTGCCCCTCCTCGCCGAAGTCGTGCAGCGTGCTGCTCCCGACGTAGATGACGGGACACGCGCCTTCGATGGTCTGCGGCTTGTGGACGTGACCCGCGAGCACGCACTCGAGCTCGGGACGTGCCACCACGGACAGCGGCAGCATGAACTCTGAGGAGTCGCCGATGTTGGGCTGCGTGTCGCTGTTGTACTTGGCTCCCGCGATGGTGTTGTGGCAGGCGAGGATGATGGGTCGCGTGCGGTCACACTTGGCGAGCAGGTCGTCGATGATGATGGTGAGCTGGGCGGTCATCTGGCTGTACTGCTCGGCGACTGTACCGCCGGCAGCAGCGAACCACGCACGACGCACGTTCGGGACGGCGATGATGTCGAACCCGCCGATGTCGGTCAGCAGCTCCGGCCTGCGGATCACACGGAAGTTCCCGCGCTCGGCCAGCACGTCGAGCGGCGAGATGCCGTCGTGCTCATCCGTGTCGTGATTCCCGCCGAGCAGGTAAGTGTCCTCGTAGCCGAGATGCCGGAGGACCGCGGTGAGCGCCCACGCGGGCGGCTTCACCTTCTCGAACAGGTCGCCGAGAATGAGCAGCGGGTCATCACTGATGATGCCAGCGACCTCCTCCATCAGCGCGAAGGCTTCTGCCTTGCGAGCCTCGAGGTCGGGTGACGGGTTGCCGAGATGTGGGTCAGCGAGGACGTGGAGTGTCACACCAACTGCCCCCCGTTCTTCTCGAGCAGCGCGATGAACTCCCGTGCATCGGACAGCATGGCTTGGGTGTCGGCGTCGAACCCGTCGGGCGCGAGGTCAGCGAGTTTCCGCATGAACTTCGGGCCGCTCGGATGCTCCATGATCTCCCCGAACGTCTTGCCGTCGAACGGGTTGCCGTCCTTGTTCATCACGCGCTGCTGCAGCTCCGACTGACGCTCGATCGGGTCGACGGGCTGCTCGAATCCCTCCATAGTGTCAGAGCCGTCGGGTACGATCTCGTACTCGGCGTCGGACACGTCCTCGGCTTGGCCGACGGGCAGCGGGGCATCCTCGTCAGCTTCCGGTGCGCTCGGCGCCTCGGCAGCGGGCAGGGATTCCTTCGGGCCGAACATGGAGTCGGCCGCCCCGCCGGCGAGTTGCGCGACGACGTTCAGCATCTCGGGCGAGTCACCGGGCGAGAAGTTGTAGGCCACGATGAAGAACGGCTTGGCCGCCTCGGCGGGCGTGAACTTCTGCGGCAGGTTCAAGAACTCGCGGAGCACCTGATTCTGCGCCTTGCTCTTGGTCATCGGGCGACGGAAGGCCCACGACTGCTCGACAAAACGACGACGGATCTCGGCGTAGTAGGCGGGAGTGCCGACGGGGTACTTCGGCTCCTTCGACTGGTACTTGGTCAGCGAGCCGACCGCCACCTCGATGCTCAGCAGCTCACGCTCGGGGTCCCACTCACCTTCACCCGTCTTGGTGGCGAACGTGCCGTCAGACCTGCGGATGCGGCCGATGGCGCGGTAGACATAGGCGCGCTTGGTGGTCGTGCGGCCGTCACCGAAGTCGATGGTGACTGGCTCGCCTTCCTCCTGGCCGCCACTCCGCGCGTCGAACTCGATGCCTGCCGCGCTGGCGAGCGTCGTGAGGCCGACCTTCGTGGGCGCCAGCAGCTTCGGCTTGCGGTTCTCCCCGTAGCCGGAATACTCGATGACGTAGAAGTGAGGGCCGTCGGGGCTCGGGTCGAGGTTGACGACGACGAATCCCGGCTTGAAGTACGGATCCTCCTGCATCAGCGTGGCGGTCGGGGCGAGCACGTTGTACTTCTCGCGGCTGATGTGTGAGAGGTCGAGCGCGGTGCGTCCCTTGTCGTCACGGCTGACGATCATGTCCTCGAGCTGTTTGCGGGTTGCGAGTGCCTGTGTGTCAGCCATTCGTCACGCCTTCCTTCACGGCCGGCTCGTCGGCGAACCACTTGTCGCGGTGCTCCCACGCCTGATTCGCAAGGATGCCGACGTCCTGCTCGGCGATGCGGGTGAGCGACGTGAGGAGACGCGGGCTGACCGGGCGCACGTTGTTCATGTAGCGGGACAGGCTCGAGAGTCCCATCGGTGCGGGCTCCTCGGGGTTCTGCGCGTGGAGCTGGTCGATGACCCATGACAGGTAGCCCTTCTCGCTGCCTGCCAGCACGATGAGCCGTTCTCTGAGCTCCGGCTTGACGTACATGCTGACTGCCATCTACTTCGCCTCCTTGACGAACTTGCGGGGGTGCTTGATGCGGAAGATGCTGCGGGAGTTGCGCTCGTCCTTGTTGCGCTGCTCGCGTGCTGCCTCCCGCATACTCTTGCGGATCGACGCGCCGAGGTCGGTTCCCTTGACGGCCTTCGCCTTGATGAGCTGGGTGCGGCGCACGTTGGGGTAGGCTGTGGTGTGCAGCTTCTCGTAGGACGGCATCTACTCGTCCTCCTCCTTCTCGACCGGACCGACATGCTCGAAGTACGACACGACTCCGTAGCCGTTGCGCGTGCGCTCGAACTTCGCTCGGTACACATGTCCGTCGGACTGGAACTCGACCGTTGCCTCGTTGGTGAGGTTGGGTGTGGTGAGCATGAACGTGCCGTCATCGTCCTCGCGGTCGACGTGCCTGGCAGCCGTCACCTTGCTCCATGCGTCGAGCACGTCGAGACACTGTTCGCTGTCGAGCAGCACGTTCAGCAGGCGGGAAGCGTTGTCGGTGCGGAGTTGAGCCTGATGCTTCTGCTCTCGAATGGTCGCCTGCTCCTCACGGCAGCATACCCTCACGGCTTCGACGTCGACCCTCGCTTTGCGCCCGGTGGCTGCGACTTCCTGCGCCAGCTTGCGGGCCGACTTGGCACTCGTCAGCCCGAGGAACGAACGAACGGGCGGGACATAGATCAGCGCGGGACGCTTGTACCACTCGTCGTAGATGCGGTAGATGCTGGACAACCCGAACAAGTCTGCCACGCTACTCACCTCCGATTCTCTCGGCGGCCTGCTTCTCGAGGTACACGAACGACGCGATGGCGGTGTCGATGACGTCCTGCGCGTCGGCCAGGTCGACGCCATCCGTGAGGGTCTGCGTCTTGACCAGCTTGCCGGATGCCGTGCGCTCGAGCTTGACCTTCATCTTCACGTCTGCCGGCGGGTCGAACGGGGTGGGAAAGTTGTCGTCTGCCATGTTGGCTATCCCTTCTTCGTGATGATCCGGTCGACGACGAGCACGTCACCCTCGGTGTGTGCGTGAACGATTGCCGAGGAGTCGGGGCCCGATGCCGAGTCGGTGCCGATGATGCTGTGTGATGGTACTCCTGCGGGTGTGGACTGGCAAGAGGTCAACCGCCAGTCTTTCGCCGCGTACTTGTAGCTGCCGTCGGGGTAGTGGCGGGCGCGGAAGCGCGATTCCACCAGCCCCTCGCGGTGCATCTCGGACAGGCGGGTGCGTGCCGAGGGGCCAGCCGCGTCGTAGAACAGCTCGACGGGGATCCAGAAGTTGCCGAAGTTCCCAAGCACTTCCATGATGCGCTCACGCTGCGTCTTGCGATGCTTCTCGGTCACTGTCGTTCTCCTCTCTCGGCGTGAATCGTGAAGTTCGCAGCGATGAAGCAACCGACTGCGAGGTCGACGGCTCCTTGCTCGGACAGGTGCAGGGGTCGGGTGGAGCCGGGGCAGGAGTCCTCGAACTCGACATCCTCGATGACATACTCGCGGCTTGCCGATCCGACTGACTTCGGCGTGATGCTGACGAGCCACACGCTGCTCATTCGTCGTCTCCTTCGCTGTCGTTCCCGACTGACAGGCTGCCGGACGGGATGCCGAGCTGTCGTTCCATGTTCCTGACGAGAAAGCGGAGTGCCTTACCGGTACGCACTGCCTCGCTCAGCCATGTGGGATCGCCGGTGAGCGACCGGGAGAGTGTCTGCGTGTCGCGGCGGTCAGCGAGCAGGACGCGCACGCGGGCGGCATCGAAGTCGACGAGTGCGAACCCCCGCGACTCGGCAGACTTGATGCGGGCGGCGGCGAGCTGTTCACCGTACACTCCGCGCGCATGTCGTTCCCGAGCGGCGCAGGACGGGCAACGTGTCGAGTAGCGCGTCACCACCACGGCGTCCCGGCGGCACGGGCCGAACGATGAGCCGACGCACGGCTTGGCGATGATCTTGTCGGCCATGTCTACTCCTTCCACCACCACACGCCGGCGGCTGCGATGCCCACCACGGCCGCGAGTGCCAGCGCGTGTGTCGGCAGGGCGTCAGCGCAGGCGACGAACACGACGAGCAGCACGATCACCAGGCAACCCCAACGCTCGTTCTTACTCACTGTCTGCCTCCTTGTCGTTCCCGAGGTCGTAGAGCCCAAGCGGCGTCACGCTCACGGCCGCGCGGTAGGTCGGGAAGTCAGACCCCGCGGCGCGGCGCTTTCCCACCAGCTCGGCGCGCTGCTCGCTCTCGGCCACAACGTCTGTCTCGAACTCGCGGCCGTCCGGGTGCGTGAAGCGCACGCAGTACCAGCGCTCGGAGCTGTCGTTCTCGGTCATCGGTGCCACCTCCTGCGCGGGTGCTCGGCGCGGCCGGCTTCCTCGTCGCGGCGGTGCTGGGTGCTCGTCGTGAGGTGCGGCGGGCGCTCGTCGTTGGGGACGTCGCGGGCGTCAAGCTCGGCGCGTGCGTTGCGGTCGGCTTGCAGGGTCAGTCGGTCCCAATGCCATTTCGCGTAGTGGGCGAATGTCATTCGCGTTCCCTCCTCGGTCGTAGGGTGGAGCCGGGCGTGTGTGCGGTCGTTCCCTGCGTGGTGTTCGGCATGATGCCCTCCTAGTTGATTCCGTGCGCGCGAGCGAATCTCGGCGCGTCACAATCTTCCTCAAGCCAGGCGACGGGGTTGCCGCTGCCGTCGCTGCGGAGGAATGAATAGTTGGAGTTCTGCGCGATCTGTCGCGCGTCGTGCCAGCCTTCCGCCTCGGGCGTGATGCGGAATCCTCCATGTGATGCGGTTGACACGAACAGCACGCCGGGCGCGCATTCGGTCACTTGCTGCGACGGTCCCCAAGGTGTTTGCATCGTCGTTCCCTCCTACTTCTTGGCGGTCCGGCGTGCGAGCCGGGCGGCATGGCGGGCGGTCTGCTCCTGGTGACGCTCACGCGCTCGGATGATGCGGCGCGGCGTGATCTCGGCAAGCGTGGCGGCGGGGTCGGGGGTCATTCGGGCGCCTCCTCGGCTCCAAGCGTGAATCCATACCAGCCGGCCAAACCCTCGGCTGACTTCTCGGCGGGGTCCCAGTCGGGCGCGACAACGGTGCCGATGAACTCCACCAAGTCCCCGCCGTCGAGTTCGTCGTCACTCTCGAACATGGCGCGCAGGGTTGCGAACAGGTCGCGCGCGGTGGCGGTGTCCTTGCCGGCCGGCGGTGTCGTTCCCTGCTCGCTCGCCTCTAGGTACTCCTCGGCGCGCTGCATGGCGGGCGAATCCAGCTCGGCCCAGTCGGCGCCGTCAAGGGCTGCGGGGTATGCCTCGGCCAGCTCTTGCAGCTCTACCGAGTCGGCAGGGTCTACCAGGTCGGCGCCTACCAGCTCGGCCAGCACGTCGAATGCCTGCCCGCTGGCGGTCTTGGTGGCGCGCAGCTCGGCCAGCAACGCGGCCACGATAGCACGGGCGGCGTCCTTCCCTGCGGCGTACCCGGCCGCGTGCGCTTCAATCTCCCCGTCGGTCGCGCGGTAGGGCTGCAAGAGTGCGCGGCGGTCTGCCTGGCGGCGGTCGTTCTCGGCTGTGCGGCGGTCGGTGGTCATGGTGGAGCCTCCTCGGGTTGGGTGGTGGGTCACTTGGCGAACTCGCGCACGCGGCGCATGATCTCGGCGTGCGGTGTCGTGAAGTCGTCGGCCAGCATGTAGAAGCGGCCGGCGCGGGTGGCATAGATGTTCGTGATGCTGCCTGAGGTGTACTCGGCCAGCTTGAAGGACTGGGAGCCGTTCTCGTCGCGGTGCCAGTCCTCGGGGGGCAGGACCTCTAGCATTTCGTAGAACTCGTCGCGCGTGATCTCGCGCACCGGGCGGCGCCACTGTTCGGCGTCCAGCTTGCAGAACTCCTCGATGGTCACTACGCGCACGTTGTCGTACCTGGCGCCGATTTCCTCCAGTGTCTCGCCACTCCATGCGCCGACCGTGGTGCCGTCCTCGCGGGTTGCGGCGCGGTCGATGTTCACGAGCTGGCCGCCCTTGCGGGTTCCTGTGATGAGGTGCAGCATGGCTAGCCCTCCTCGATGGTCAACACGCCGACGGTGTTCCCGTTGGTGTCGCGCAGGCTGAACCCGTCAGCAAGGCCGATACACTCAACCTTGTCGGCCGCTTGGCGCAGGATTCGCGCGGTTTCCATTTCCTCGCCTGCGACGTGAAACGCTGCGTTGCTGGTGTCGATCTCGATTCGGACTTTCATTGTGTGGCCTCCTTGCTCGTTGGGCGCGGGTGCGCTCCGCTCTGCCGGCGGCCCCTCCTGGCGGCCGGCAGGCCGGGGCGTAACCTAGTGACGGGTGCGGAGTATGCGAACGTCGCAACCCTCGCGGCGGTACTCCTGGGCGAGATCGCATACGGCGGTGTACGCGCTGGCTCCGATGCCGGTGGGCTCGTCGCTCTGCGTGCTGCAATACGCGCGAAACTCGGCGGGGTAGTGGTGCTCGCTGACGGTCACGGGGCATACCTCGTCGTCAATCTCTAGGGCGAATCCGCGGCGGGTGGTTGTCATTCTTCGGCGCTCCTTAGTTGATCGCGGCGCACGCGCTGATGGCGGCGTCAAACTGGCCGGCGGGAACGGTCACGGCGTAGCGGTCGCGGCGGTAGGCTTCGATCGTGTATGCGATACCGGCCGCGCTGAGGGCGGCGGCGTCGTCGATGAGCAGGCATGGGTGGGGGGCGGTCGCGGTGGTGTTGTAGGGCGCATGGCCGGTGTTGGTGTCGCTCACTGTGGGGCCTCCTCGGTCGGTGTCGATGCTGCTACATTACTACCCTTGCGATGCCGTGTCAAACCCTCACCGATGCCGTATCGGTGAACGGTCGGAAGGTACTGGAAGAACGCGCATTCTCGCTGGTAGACGAGCTACCTGCTCGAATCCGCAGCAGGTAGAATGCGGAGCACGAACGCGCGCCACTGACGAACTCACATTCCAGCAGGTCAAGTACCCTAGCTGCAACGAATGCGAGCAGGTAGATTCCCGCCGATTCTAGCTGCAACGAAAACGAGCAGCTAGGCCGCTGACCAGCGATAACGGGGAAACGCGCAGGTCAGAGTACCTAGCTGCTCGAATCTGAAGCATCTAGAATCGTCGCGCATATACTAGTGATATTAAGGTCTAGGTCTTGGTGTTGAGAATGTAGGTCTTGTGTGTGTATGGGGGTTAGGGTTGGGGGGGTGTGGGGGGGACAGGGAAAGGGAATGGGAGCAGCTAGAATCGGGGGGCGATTCGGCGGGGTGATCGCCAGGGCGTCCGGGTGAAGGGCTCGCGGCGGCGTCGATCGCGTCGCCGGCTCGTCTCCTTGCGGTCTGCTCTGCCGGGGCGCGAGCGGGTAGCAGGACAGGGCAGGGCGGCAGGGTGTCGGGTAGTCGGTGGGATGGGGGGCGGGGTAGTCGGGGTGGGATAAGGAGAGCTGATAGAGTGGATGCTAGTTCGATATACGTCGAAGTAAACTGACTGGGGAGTACGGACTGTAAACCCTCGGGCGGGCAAGGGTTTACGGGGTAGGGGACAGTTCCCTGCGGGCTTCATCACTACAGTGTGGTGGAGTGCTCTAGCGCTACAGCGTGGTGGAGTGGCACGCCGTGATCCGTGCCGGGTCCGTGCCTAGCTGCACATAAGAACCATTACCAGCCATGCCATGTAGCGTATTCGCGCAGGTCAGACGCTCAAAGCCCACCGATTGACCCACACACACGAGCCAACCTGCGCGCGACCGACGTTGCAAGCGGCGCGGCGCGGCTTCGAGCGGGCGAGCGGCCGCGGCACCCCCCAGGCCCCCCCTCGCACTAGTCATTACTACCCCCCTCACCTGCGGATGTTATTCGCGCTACCCCTCTCTCTTGACACCTCACACCCCGATGCCTACGCTTCGAGTCGTGGTCGGCTCAGCACTCGGCGATGGTCGGGGCAGGGAATGAGCACCCGAGACGGCCACCTCGCGGATTCGCCCACTCAAGGGCTTGGGGAGGTTTCACGTGGAACTCAGACCAGCGGGTGTCGCCAAGCGTGGCGAGGTCGTGGTGGTCGAGACGTCGGAAGTGCTGTCACGGGAGCAGAAGCTCACCATCCGGCAGCAGCTCGAGGTCGAGTTCCAGCGCACGGGGGTCCGGTTCGTGCTTCTCGCGGAGCCGTGTCTGTCCGTGGCGCGCATCGGCGGCTCGGGAATCGCCCTTGACGCCGAACTCATCGGAATCGGAGGGACAGACTGATGGCTGCCTACGAGGATGCAAGCGGCAACGCGCTCTACCCGACCATGCAGATCGCAGGGACCGACGAGGACAACGGCGGCATCCCGACGATGCCGGTCGAACACGCGCTGACGCACGCCGGGCGGGTGTTCAGCAAGGGCATCACGCTGACGGTGGCCGACACCAAGACGGGCTCGGTCAAGCTGACCACGCCGGCCGCTGCTGCGGTCAAGGCGGCGCTGACCACGAACATGACCAACGCGAACGCCGACCCGACGTACACGGCCGTCACGGCCGGGACCGCGGGCAACGGCATCTCCGTCACGCACGTCAACCCCGGCGTGGCGGGCTCAGCGCTCGCGGTGTCGGTGGCTGACGGCACGAAGGCGATCGTCGTGTCACTGGCGACAGGGCCCGCGGTGGCCGCATCCGCCACCATCGGCGAGGTCGTCTACACGGCGAAGGCCGCCGGCGTGCAGGGCAACAACATCACCGTGGCGCATGTCACGAGCGGCAACTACACGAGGCCGTCGGTCACGGTGGCCAACAACGTCATCACCGTGGCGCTCGGAACGACGTCTGCCGGCGTGGCGAACTCGCCGTCGGGTGCCATCCGCGATCTCGTCAACAACGACCCGGCGGCTTCCGCACTCGTCACGGCCGCTGTCGCCACGAGCGACGTCACCCTGGCTGCTGCCGCATCCGCCACGCACCTCGCGTCCGGTGCTGCGGGCGGGGCGATCACGACGACGTGTACACAGCTCGTCGCCGCGGTCAACGCGCATCCCGTCGCCGGCGCGCTCGTGCTGGCTACCGCCGAGGGTACGGGTGCCGGTGTCGTCAACGCCGTCTCCGTCGCCTCACTGGCGTCCGGCGCCGACGCCGATGTCATCCACCTCAAGTCGATCTCGGTGGCGTCGACCGCTGCCGTGACCGTGACCTTGAACGAGGGCGGGACCGTCACCGGGTCCGAGTCGACCATCGTGCCACTGAACCGCAACCGCAACCTGGCTGCGGCCAAGACACCGCACGTCGTCGTCAAGACGTGTGCCGATGCCACGCTCGGCGGCTCGCCGACCGCGCTGGACACGGCGTACGTGCCCGCCGGCGGTGCGGGTGCCAACCGCGTCGGCGCCGCGACCACGATCACCGACGAGTGGGTGCTCAAGCCCGCGACCGACTACATCCTCGGCATCGCCAACGCATCCGGTGGCGCGGCCGTCGTCAACCTCGGCGTGCTCTACTACGAGGTCGTCAGCTAGCGGTGGGCTTCCCGCAGCGAGAGTTCACCCACGAGTGTCCGAAATGCGGCCTGTTCACCTCGAAGGAGCGTGAGCAGGCCGTGTGTGCATGTGGCAGGGTCGGCAAGCGCAAGTTCGTCGACGTGCCTGCCACCACGTTCCACCCGACGAAGGGAAAGAAGTGAGCGCCGGAGCAGTCATCGCCATCATCGCCGTCGTGTCGGTCGTCGGATTCGCGGGAGTCGCGCTCGGTGCGCTGCTCGGCTACGCGATCGCCGCCTCCGTGTCCCTCGACATGGTGGTGCAGCAGGCGGTCGAGGAGGTCGGCAACATGACGCAGCGCGTCATCACGGCCGCCGGCAAGCGCGACGAGTTCGAGCCGGGCATCTACGATCTCGACGAGCGGGGGCGGGTGCGTCGCGTCGTGACGAGCGATGACGACGAGGAGGAGATCTAGTGCCTCACTCGGACAGGCCGCCCCGCCTCGTACTTCCCGACACACCTCTCGCGCACTCCGAGGTCAAGCTGTACTGCAACTCCAAAGGCCGGGTGCCTGGTGGGCTCTGCTGGTGCTCGGACTACAAGGCGTACGGCTCGTGCGGAATCAACCCCGGCGACCCTCGCAGGTGCGACAATCGGGATCCGCGTATGATGCTCGGTGACGATGGTGTCAAACACAACTGGTGCCATCGGTGTCCGGCCGGCTTCATGCACGAGAACCTGCTGGGAGCAGACGAAGATGCCTACAAGCGAGTCTGAGGTCGGCATGAGGGATGAGTCACCGCTCGCCGAGGGTTCCGCCGGCGGCGGTGGACGCACGCGCCAGCAGCTCAACAAGCTGCACAACTCGTTCGACCGCTGGTACGCGAAGCCACCCAAGCAGCGCAGGCCGATGACGCAACAGCGCTGGGGTATCGAGAACGGCGTCCACGAGGTCACGATCGCGCGCTGGGCGAAGCAGTACCGCCAGTCGCACGGCATCGAGCAGAAGCGCACGCTCGAGGAGATCCCCACCAACGAGCTCAAGGCGATGCAGGAGGCCCCGAACGTCTCGGCCGAGCGCCGCGAGCTCATCTGGCAGGAACTCGAGTGGCGCGCTCTGGCGCTGGACAAGGCGCGCTTCATCACCGACTACTGCTGGATGCTCGACCAGGAGGGCGGCGATCCCATCCCGTTCGACTTGTGGGAGCCGCAGCGCGAAGCCCTCAAGGCTTTCGACGACCACCGACACCTCATCGTGCTCAAGACCCGGCGACTCGGCTTCTCGTGGCTCGCAGACGCCTACTGCCTGCACACCGCCATGTGGACGAGCAACGTCAACATCCTGTTCCGCTCCATCGGCCGTGAGGAAGCGACCGAGCAGCACGACCGGCTCAAGTTCATGTACGACCACCTGCCGGACTGGATGCAGGACAGGGTGCAGCTCGGGTCGACGACCGGGCGCAAGCTCAAGCGCAACGACTCCATCTCGCAGTTCTCCAACGGTTCGGCCGTGAGAATGCTCGCCAGCACGAAGCGCAAGGGTCACGGCTCCACGCCGAAGATCCTGTTCTGGGACGAGCAGGCTCGTGACGTCAACGCCGCGGCGGCCTACGGCGCCTTGAAGGCGGCCGTCGGTGCGAAGTCGAGCACGAAGATCATCATCGTGTCGACGTCGGACGGGCCGGGCAACCTCTATCACAAGCTCTGGCTCGGCGCGGTCAAGAAGGACAACACGTTCCACCCGCTGTTCTTCCCGGCATCGCGTCACCCCGACTACTCCGAGGAGTTCCTGGCCGCCGAGAAGCGCGAGTACGAAGCCAACGGCGAGCTCGAGCAGTTCTACTACGCCTACCCGATGACGCCGGCGCAGGCGTTTGCCGCGTCGTCGAAGTGTCCGTTCCCGTCGGGTGCCATCGACATCCGTAGGCCGCACACCCGCGACCCGAAGGCGAAAGGCGAGGTCGACGGCGGGAAGTTCGTCAAGTCCGAGCGCGGCCGGCTCGTCGTGTGGCAGGGCCCCATCCGCGAGATGCGGGATCCACGCACGAACAAACTGTTGCAGCGGGCGCATGACTACGCGATCGGCGTCGACGTGGCCGAAGGTCTTGCCAACGGCGACTTCTCGGCGTTCGTCGTGCTCGATGTGACCACCAACCGCGTCGTCGCCCGCTTCCGCGGCAAGGTGGCGCCGGAATCCTACGCCGACCCGATCGAGGAGTGCGCCCGCTGGTACAACGACGCGCTGGTCGGCGTGGAGATGAACAAGTTTGACACGGTGGTCCAAGACCTCAAGTTGTCCTACGACAACCTGTTCATGCGCGAGCGCCGCGACAAGCCGTGGAACGAGCCGACGCTCGAGCTGGGATGGTACACATCGGCGCAGTCGAAGAAGCGCATCGTCAAGACCATTCGCGCCGCGCTGCTGGGGATCAAGCAGTACGAGGGGCACCCGATAGACATTCCCGACGAGCTGATGCTCGACGAGCTCTCCACCTTCCAAGAGGACGGCAAGGGGGGCTACAATGCGCCCAAAGGGGAGTACGACGATACGGTCATCGCGCTGGGAATCGCCTTGTGCATCGCGGATCAGATGACGGAAGTGGTAGGCTTGGGCGCGGAGGACGCGCCCGACTACGGCCGAGCGTACGATTACAGCGCCTAGAGGGGAACGACCATGCCTGTCGCCATCCCGAACCAAGAGCAGTTCAAGGATGTCCCGGTCCGTCGGCTCCTGAGCATGTTCCGCGTCTACGAGGACGCCCGCTCGTCTTATGACAAGGACTGGGACCGGAACGTTCAGTTCGTCCGTGGCAACCCGTGGAAGGGCCGCCCGAAGCTCGTGCCGTACGAGTCGCGGCCTGACTACAAGAAGGCCGGCGAGTTCGTCGAGATCATGCGCGCCCAGCTCGCCGACAACGAGTGGGGCCTTGACTCGCTCCCGCGCAACATCACCGAGGACGATGCGAAGCCCGCCGAGGTCGCGCAGAAGGCGCTCGACATCAACCGCACGCTCGACTGGGTGTGGGATGACGTCGACCTCACGGGGCAGCTCGGCCGCTGTTTCGTCAACACGTTCACCATCGGCACGGGCATCCTGAAAGCCACGTTCGACCCCGAGGACATCTCGGCCGGGCTCGGCGGCATCGAGGCCCATCCCGTCGACCCGACCTACATCTACCCCGACCCCGAGGCGACTCGGGTGGAGGACTCAACGGCCATCTTCGAGGCGCGTCCGGTGTCTATCTCGTGGCTGCGCCAGCACTACCCACAGTTCTTCGGTCCCGGCGTCAACACCAAGCTCGCCGTCGACGGTGCCGTGTCAAAGCGGTTCCAGACCCCGAAGCGCGGAAGCGATGCAAGCGCTGAGATGCCCGACTCCCTGCGCTACGACCTGCTCGAATGCTGGTATCACGACGCGACGATCGAACCCATCTCGGACAGTGAGCGCTTCGATCCCGAGTCCGAGATGACCGTCAAGGACTGGAAGAGCAAGTACCCGAACGGCCGCTACACACTCATGCTCTCCAACGGCTACGTCCTGGTCGACAAGCCTGCTCCCTACGCGACCTTCCCGTACTTCACCTTCCGTGACATCCCGCTGCCCGGCGAGTTTTGGGGCGGCTCGACGATCTCAATGGCCGCGCCGTTGCTCTACCAGCTCAACGACGTGCTGCAGACAATCACCGACGCGGCTCACTGGATGGCGCACGGCATCTGGATGGTGCCGACGCAATCAGGCGTCGACCCGAAGCTCCTGCGAAAGCACGGCGGGCCGGGCTACACGATCGCCTACAAGCCGGGCATGAAGCCGACCCGTGAGACGGGCTCGGCGCTTCCCAATGACATCCTGTTCCTCTACACCGAGGTCAAGAGCGCACTCGACGCGGTACTCGGCGTGCAGAACATCGCCCGTGGCATCGCTCCGAGCCGCCAGCCCGTGCAGACGACGATGATGCAGCAGGAGGCGGGAGAGCTCCGCACCCGCGAGCGCATCCGCGGCGTCAAGAGCGAACTAGCACGTCTCGGCGCCCACATCCTCGACATGATCCGCGAGAACTGGACGGACAAGCGCACCATCTCGCGCGTCGATGCGGCCAACGGTGAGCTGCAGAACTTCGACATCACCGCAGATGACCTCAAGGATTGGGAGTGCAAGTTCGTCGTGCGCCCCGCCAGCACCCGCAGGATGGACCGCACGTTCGCGCTGCAGAAGGCGCTCGAACTCAAGGCCGCCGGCGTGGTCATCGACGACTCATACCTCCTCAAGCTCTCCGGCCTGCCGGGTATCGAGGACATGCTCGCCGAGCAGCAGATCGCAGGCGAGGTCCCCGACGAAGGACTACCCGGAGAGATCCAGCCCGACGGTCAAACTGACCAGTCGGTACAAGAACAGCCCGGCGCCGACCCGATGCAGCAGGCCCTCGAGGGACTGATGGGCGCTACGGGTCTTGCTGGACCGGACGGAAGTGGTATGCTTCCGACCGAGGGCATGATGTCGTTGCCAATGGGAGGAACAGGCGCAGGCGTCCCGCTTGCGTAAAGGCTCCCTGAGTGAAAGGTGAGGCTATGCCCCCGCTAGATGGAACCACCGAGGAGCAGGAACCCGTCGTCGACGATCTTGAGGAACAGGGCGACCAGTCTCAAGACGACATCACGGAGTCTGCCGAGCAGGGTGGAGACGATGACAAGTGGCTGGGTATCCTCGACGATCTCAAGTCGTCGGGACTCGAGCCGGATGTCGTCGTCAAGAACGCGAAGCAGTACACGCAGACGCGCCAGCAGTTCTCCGAGGAACGCAGCGAGATCGAAGCTGAGAAGCAGCGAGTCGCGCGGGCCCTCGAGATCCAAGCGGCGTTCGACGCGGATCCTGACTTCGCGGCGCACGTCATGGGCTACGAGAAGCCCGAGAAGTCTGCCGAGGAGATCGCCCAAGCGGTCGACCAGCGGCTTTCAGACTTCGAGGCGCGGATGCAGACCGAGCGTGCGTTGAGCGACCTGCACGGCCGAGTCACCTCGGAAGGCAAGCCCGACTTCGAGGACCAAGAGCTCATTGACTTCTGCATCTCGCATCAGATCGGCGACCTGGACGCCGCCTACGTCGCGCTCAAGCACGACGCGATCCTCAAGTCCGAGCGCGACAAGCTGCTCACGACCGAGAGGGACAAGCGGGCGAAGGGCGTCGTGACACTCCCGGTCGGAAGCACCGGCGAAAGCCAGGTGCCGTCGCTCGAGGAGATGCAGAGTATGAGCACCGAGAAGTGGCGGGCGTTCCGCGGGCTCGGCAAGTAAGTAGCCACCCGAGGAGGAGTCCATCATGACAACCCCGAACACGACTGTCCGTACGGACATCGACGAGATCATCCCGCTCATCATCTACCCGGCCGCTCGTGACGCCGCTGAGTTCGGTGCCCCGCTGCCGCAGATCATCCAGCCCTACGACATCTCCGGCAAGCCGGGCAAGTCGCTTTCGATCCCGAAGTGGGCTGCTCTGGCCGACGCCATCGAGGTCGACGAGGGCGAGGACTACGGTGACTTCGAGAAGATGACCACCACGGAGTCGACGTTCACCCCGACCAAGAAGAAGAAGGGTGTCATCGTCACCGACGAGGCCATCGAGGACGCGAACGAGGACGTCCTCAAGCGCGCCGGCCGCAAGATCGGCATTTCCGTCGCCCGCAAGGACGACAAGGACGCGATCGCGCTGTTCACCGGCGTCACCACGCACACGCAGGGTGGCACCACGAGCGCTCTGACCGCGAGCATGTTCATGGACGGCATCACGGACCTCGAGATGCAGCCCGTGGACGACCTCAACGAGCTCAAGTTCGCGCACTCGCCGAAGGTTCTCAACGTGCTCAAGAAGGAGCTGCTGCAGAACTCGAACTACGGCGTGTGGCAGCCGCTCATCGACTCCGAGCTGGCTCGCAAGTTCCGCATGGGCGAGTTCCTGGGCGTCAAGTGCGTACCGGACGGCCACATCGCCTACACCTCCTACGCCGTCGGCTGCATGTGGCACGACGAGGCGTTCGGCCGCGTCAAGAAGTCGGCCCTCACGATCGTCAAGGAGCGCAAGGAATCCGCTGACTGCTGGATCCTGTACGGCAAGCAGCGCTACGTCTACGGCGAGGTCGAGGACGGCTACGCCGTCAAGTTCACCAACCAGTAGGCGATCATCCTCGCCACGCTCCAACGACTTCTGGAAGGAAGTGCTCTGATGGGTCTGGAAAGCGCTCAGCTCAAGTCCGTCGTCATCGGCCCGCTCTCCGCGGCTACAAACGCCGAGGCTCTGTGGACCGTCCCGAACGACGCGACGATCGCAAGCGTCAAGATCGCGTCGGTCGCTGGCATCGCTGCCAACGATACCGACTACTTCCAGCTCGCCGTGACCAACTACGGCGCTGCTGGCAGCGGCTCGACCGTACTCGCCGAGCTCGACACCCGCGCCGCTCACGAGAATGCGCTCGTGGCGAAGGTCGCCGAGGCCGCGAACCTCAACACCACGGCGACCAACCTGCGCGTCGCCGCCGGCGACGTCGTGAGCGTCAAGGGCACGAAGGGTGGATCGGCGACGGGCGACTACTCCGTCACGATCGCCTACCGTACTCGCTAGGAACCTGCCCCGCTGACATCGCGTGATGGGGCTGCCCGGGTAAACTCGGGCAGCCCCATCCGCATGACGACAAGGAGCCCGACATGGCTCAGACAGTTCGATTCCAAGCCCCGGACGGTTCAGTCACCGACCCGCTCCCGGTGCAGTTCCTCGAGCACTACAAGAAGAAGGGCTTTGTCGTCCTCGGAGACGACTTCGGGGCTGCCGACAACGCTGCTCTCGCAGACGTCGAGGTCTACGCCGAGCCTGTCATCGAGGAGCCCGTCGGCATCGTCGACGCGCTCGACGAGGATCTGGCTGAGGGCGCGGATGCCGATACCGTCGTCATCGACGCGGCCATCCCCGACCTTGATTTCGACGACTCGCTCGACAACGAGACGACTCCGGCCTCGGATGTCGTCGACGAGTTCGACGGAGAGGACGGTGAGTAGTCATGGCATCGACCGCAACAGTTCCCGGCAAGCTCGGTGACACGCTCCTGCGTGCGCTCGGTCTTGACGGGCCTTCCGATCCCGCAGCGGCAACGGCGTGGGTCACGTCGACGGCGTACAGCGTCGGCGACTACCGCCGTCCCGCAGCGGCGAACGGCTGGGTCTACAAGTGCATCAAGGCGATCACATCATCCGGAACCGAGCCGACGTGGCCGACCGTCGCGGGGCAGGTCGTCGCTGACGGCACGGGCTTCTGGCAGTGTATGCACAAGGGCGTCAAGCTGTCCTTGTTCAACACGTCTCCTGCCTTCGACGCCGACGCCGACCAGTATTACGCCGACGTTATCGTCGCCAACGAGCTCGCCACCGCCAACGGGTACACCAACGGCGGCAAGTGTGTCACGGACGGCAAGTTCGGCAGCTACGACTCGACGAACAACCGCACTCCGTACACACACGATTCCTGCACATGGACTGCATCGAGTGGCGCCATCGCCGCCCGCTACCTGATCCTACGGCTCGACCGCGGAACCGATGCGGCGTCGCCCATTCTCGTGCATCACGACATGGGTTCGACGCAGACGGCCGCTGATGGTGCGGATTGGAAGGCACGCGCGAACTCGACCGACGCAGACGGGACCGCGTTCTACGTCTAGGAGGCGGCACCGTGGCGATCGAACTTCGACTGGTCACGGGCGAGGTGGTGTCAAGCGACACCAGCCAACCTCTTGATTCGGATGCCTACGTCGGGAAGATAGCAGCGGGCAAGCTCGTATGTGCCGATGGTGAACATGCCACGGCCTACGAGCTTCCTGCGACTCCCGGCATCAGATGGTCTGCCGATGGAGTGACGTTCGCCCCCGAGAACACAGCTCTCGTGTGGGGTGAGGTCACGAGCGTTGCAGGTGACGTGTTCTGCATGTTCACCGTCTCAGTCGGCCCGGCCGCTGGCGTCTATTGCTTCCTACCACAGACAGCGGTTGCCTACGACACGTCCGAGATGAACCTCGGCTACACGGGTATCGCGCCTGCTGCTGCGCCTGTCGCCGTGCTGCTCGGCCTCGTGGCCGACCTGGCGGCTCCTGTGCTGGTGCCGACCGGAGTGGCTATCGGCGCGATAAACAGCATCGTCGCCGAGCTCACCGCCTCGGGTCCGGCATTGGGCGGAGCCGAGATCGTCGTCGCGCTCTCGTTGCTCGCCGACTTGGGGCCGGGTGAGCAACCCGCGCTCGGTGGAGGGGAGATAGACGTCGTATCATCGCTGCTTGCGAACCTCGGTGTCATCGGAACAGCGGCACCAGCCGCCGAACCGATGGACGTGGTTCTTGCCACCGTCCCCGCCCAAGTCACGGGCCTCACGCTGACCCCCTACGCCACCTCCATCGGCTGCGCGTGGACGGCCAACTCACCAGCTCCCGACTACTACCACGTCCAGTACAAGGAGACGTCGAGCGGCACGTGGCTCGACTGGGACAACGGCACGCCTGACGACCCGACCACGAACGCCTGCACCATCACGGGGTTGACGCTCGGCGTCTCCTACGACGTGCGGGTACGCGCCCACAACTCGCTAGGCAACGGCGACTACTCCACCACCACCACCACCACCACCGTCTCCTATCTCGCCGACGGGACGTACTACATCTGCGCTGACGGCACCATCAGCACCTCGGCTCCTACTGCGGGGGCTGTGACGATGGCGACAGAGGACACCGAGAGTTCGGGGTGGAGCAACGGGCTGGATGCCACCATCGGCGACGGTGGCGGCAACACCACCACAAGGGATTCGCTCGTCACCCTGTCCACCGTCACGACTGACGGCGGGGAGACGAGCGTCGGGTTCACTCCGTACCCCGACACGCTGTTCCTGACCGAGCCACACAACCCCTACCTCGCCTACCTGCCGACCAACTATGTGTTCGCCGCCAGCAAGAGCGTCGTCATCAAGGTGTGGTGGCACGACGAGATGACCGACTACGAGGACGGCTGGTACGGTCACGAGCTGCAACTGCTCGTGGGAACTGGCAAGACGCAGATGGTCGTGAGTTAGATGACCCTCTACTACCTCACGCCGTCTGCCACCTATTCCGACGGCGAGTACCACTGGGCGCGTCCGAGCGGCATCAGGTGTTTCCCCGCCGATGGCGGGCTTGACCCCATCCTCGGGACGTACCCGCCTGTCCACTACGCCGCCGACGGCGTGTTGCAGGCGAATCAGGACTTCTACGAGGATGACGCGCTTGGCTACGAGATAGAGTGCTGCGTCCTCGTGGCCCGCTCGCAGTCCGACCAGAACTACAACGACTGCTGGATGGTCGAGACGAACGCCGACGGGGCCGATGGATGGTACGTACGCATCTACAAGTGGGCCAGTGGCGTACAGCACCTCATCTACACCAGCGCCAGCCAGTGCAACGAGACGGACTTCCTCATCTACTGCGAGGGAAACCGCATCATCGTGACCGACCCGTCCCTCCCCGCAGGAGTGTTCCGGCCCGAGGCGTTGGTGTCCGGCTACCGCGCTGAGATATGGGACAACGAGGACGAGATACTGGTCAGCGACTACGGCGCAGAAGCCGTGAGCGTGACCCAGCCATCCACCCCGCTCACTGAGGGCTACTGGTGGAGCGACTTCGGCGACGAGGTGTACTGGGACGGCATCGTCGTCCCCGTCACCACCGACGCCGAGCTGACCGCCGCCATCGCGGCCGCCCGTCCCGGCGACACCATCACTCTCGCTGCGGGCACGTACTCCACGCGGCACGACTTCACCTGCCACGGCACGGCCGCCGATCACATCACCATCACGGGTGCCGCTGGCGTCATCTTCGCCGCTGGCCTCATCGTCTCGGGCGACTACATCGACCTGTCCGACATCGAGGTCACGCCCGGCTCGGCGAGCGTCACCTCCGACGCCGCGCAGGTACACGTGACGGGTTCGTACAACACCCTCACGCGGTTCAACATCCACGACCTCACGAACGGCTCGGGAGTGCTGTTCTACCGTGGCTACCTCGCCGCCTACACGACGGGGGCCGCGTACAACACCATCTCCGACTCGACCATCGCCACCTTCGCCGGGCGCTACGGCATCATGCTCGACGGCCACGACAACACCGCCGACGGCGTGACCATCAGCGGCCCCTCGGGTGCGGCTCCGTCCACTGACGGCGATGGCATCCGTGTCAACGGCCCGAGCATGGTCATCCGAGACTGCATCATCCACGAGCTGTGGGAGTGGTACGCCTCGGGGCAGCACACCGACGGCATCCAGTTCTACTCGGGCGACGTTCACGACCTGCTCATCGAGGACTGCATCCTCGGCACATGGCAGCCGTCGGGCGGCTACAACACCGACAGAGGCCCGAGTCAGCTCATCATGGCTGAGAACAATGGCACGGGCTACCAGCCGCAGGTCACGAACCTCACGCTGCGCAACTGCCTCTTCATGGGCGAGCCTACAGCCGTCAATGAGACGTACCACGTCGCCATCAACTTCAACAACAGCTCGAATCCCTACGTCAACTTCGACGTTGACCACTGTACGTTCTGGGGCTGCCGAGCCATCACGGCCGGTGGCGGTCGCAAGAGCATGGACTTCAAGAGCTGCATCTTCGGCAAGCGGCTCGGGTTCTACCAGGACGGGTACGTCGTCTACGCAGGCGACTACAACCTGCACGTCGAGGGTGCCCCCGTGTGGCAGAACCTCACGCCGAACGAGGGCGCGCACTCCATCTACAGCCAAGACCCGATGTGGGCCAACCCCGACACGACGGCAGCCTCGGACTGGGGGCTGAATGCAGACCTATCGCTCTCGCCGGGAAGTCCCGCCATCGACAGTGGCGAGGGCGGGACGGACATCGGCCTGCGCGACACCTCGACGACGGCGGCGTACTGCCTCGCAACCGAAGTCGGATTGTGGGCCGCCCTCACGCCCGATGATGTCGCCCCGGCAGCAGCTCCGGTCGCTGTTGTGATTTCCACGCCTGTCGACCTGTCTGCCACGGGGCCGACGATCACGCCGATCGAACTCGACGTCGACGTGCTCAACGCCACGCCCGCCTTCTGCCTCGCGGAGAAGGTCGACGTGTGGACATCGCTCGAGGCTGCGGAGATCGTCTACGCCGGTGAACCGCTCGGTGTCAGCATCATCACCGACACGACTTGGCATCGTCTGGGGCACGATGAAAGGCCGTGGTCGCACAAGACGCACGGCTTCATCCGCATGGGTGCCTACGTCGAGGGTTCATCGCTGCAGATACTCGAGGACCACGAACAGCTAGTCGGCCGGCACATGGACACGATGCACTTCTTCAAGGCGTGGGACCAGGATTTCGACATCGCCCTGTTCCAGACACTCATCTCCCGAGACACGATACCTATGCTTTCGTGGGATCCAACGCGAATCGGCGGCGCCCCAGTTCTCCTGGCCGACATAGCGGCAGGCACGGAGGATGAGCACATAGCAGCGTATGCCAGTAATCTCTCGGCAGTAGGTGGTGAGGTGTGGCTGCGCTTCGCATGGGAGATGAACGGGAACTGGGCTCATTACGGCAGCCCGGTCGACAACCTCATCCCCGAGGCTGCTGGCAATACGCCCGAGCTCTACATCGCAGCGTGGCAACGTGTGGTCGACGTCGTGCGGGCCAATGCGGATAACGTACGTTTCATGTGGTGCCCGAACGCGGGAGGATGGGCTGGGAGCGGTGGATTCGGGTCGAACGTACTTCCGTACTACCCTGGCGACGACTACGTTGACCTCACCGGCCTCGACGGGTACAACCTCGACAGCTACGACCCGATCACCGACACGGGTTCAAGATGGACGTCCTTCTACTACGCCTTCAATGCTCCCTGGGCGACCGCCTACGACGACATCACGACGCTCAACAAGCCACTCTACATCTGTGAGACGGCCTGCCGGACGAACACGCGGTCGAGCGATGTGTGGGTACGCGCTATGTTCCAGACGCTCCGGTCACGCTTCCCGCTCGTCAAGGGCGTCATGTGGTTCAACTCCCAATCCAAACACTTCGAGATCGAGCAGGACGCGGCCGGACTTGCTGCCTATCGTGACGAGATGCAGCTCCTCGACAAGAACATCGACGTGATAACCGTCCCACTCGCCGACGTCACCACTCTCGGCGTCTACGCAGATACATGGGCTCTGGCAAAGGCTAAGACTGAACCCGACCACACCGACGAAACCCTGCAGCCGTTCTCAACCGTGCGATACGGGAACTGGTATGAGGGCCGCAAGTACAACATTCAGCGGGTGCGGATGGCGTTCGACGTGTCGGAAGTCCAGCAGACGCCGCGGGCCGTGATACTAGCCGTGCATCAGATGTACGCGATGAATGACGGCGAGGTCACGCACCTTGTAGCGTCACCAACGGCTCCGTTCTCACAGTTCGGCACCGAATCGCTCGGGTCGTTCGATGCTGACGGTGGCTACACGTATGCGCTGCACCTAGTCGACTTCGATCCTGTTGACGGAACGCTGGGAGTCGGGATGATAGGTGAGCATGACCTCATGGACACCGAGCCGAGCGGCCCGAACTTCACCGAGTTCTATGCGAGTGGTGACGATACCGCTCCGTTCATCACCCTAACGTGCGTTGCGGGTGGCAGGCTGTCACAATGGGCGCGGAAGAACTCGAGCGCGACCGTGTGGTCGAGATGATGGGAGACTTGAGATGACGATTCCGGTCACAAGTGCCACGCAGCCGATGACGTTCGACGAGATGATCGACCATGCGTTCTTCATGGCCGACTACCAGGAATCCGACGTGTTCACGCGCGCTCGGGTCGGCACGCTCGTCAACCTCGGCATCGCCCGAGTCGCCAAAGAGGGCGGTGTAGGTCTGTTCGACATGCAGACCACCGTTGCTGCTGACGGCGGGGACGACAGCGCGAGCTATCACGCCGACTACGCGCTGGTGGATCCGCTGCTCGCCAACGGGGACGCGCTCGTGCAGGAGGTCAGACTCGATGACACGCGCCTGACCCCCATCCTGCCGACAAGCCTGCCCGACATCCTCGACACAGGCACGCCGTACGCCTACTACATCATCGGCGAGACGCTGTACGTCTACCCGACGTTCACCGAGCTGGATCTCGGCAAGACGCTTTCGGTGCTCTACCGCAAGCAGCAGGCGCTTCTCGTCAACGGTACTGACATGCCTGACCTCAACCGCGATGCCTGCGAGACGGTAGCCATCTACGCCGCGTGGCAGATGTGCCTCAAGGACCAGGAGTACGACACGGCCGACAGGCTCCGGGCGCAGTTCCTCGACGGCCTGACGTCCTCGACGCAGACGCCGGCGGGGGTGTACTAGCCGTGAGCAAGAAGAAGCTCGCCAGTCAGCAGGATTGGTCGGGGGGCGTCAACTCGCTCCACGCGCCCAACCTAATCGCCGACAACGAGGTCGTGCGGATGGTCAACCTCGTGCCCGGCGGCGATGGTGAGCCGCTTGCCGTGCGGCTCGGGCATCACAGGGCATGGCCGACAGGCGTGTCGTCGACCGCCACGCTGATAAAGCCCGTGCAGCACATCGCCACATTCGAGGGCACAGTATCATTCACAACCACCGTTCCCGGCACGATCACGATTCTCGGGACCTTCGCCGTGGCTGACATGAGCCATCCTCTCCCCGGAGGGACAGACCAACTGATAGACGACCAGTGGGACGCGGCTTCGATCGGGCCGCTCGACGTTTCGTTCGACCTCGTAGGCAACACCACTACCTCATTCGTGGCTCGTGCGCTCCCACAAGCGAACGGGACGTGGAAGTTCACCTACTACCTGCATGGCATGGCTGCCGACGATTACGTCCTCACGGCACACGGGACTAGTCTCGACGATACAGTCAACCGGAACTACTACGTCCCACAGCTCAACATCTACGTCTACCACTTCTCTGAGACGTACACCTACGCTGGCCTGACGCGCTTCAAGAAGCGTTCCGGCACGGTCAAGTGGGTGGCTGCCTGCGGAAAGAAGATCTACGACATCACCCCCACCATCACCGGCGGTGCCACGGTCACACTCGCGTCCTTTGCGACCGACGTGTTCGATCAGGAGTTCGCGGTGTTCAACGACACGCTCTACATCCCGCGGCCTGACGCTCATATGAAGAAGTGGGACGGCGGCTCGGGAGCGGCGACGACGCTCGGCAACGCGCCGCAAGCGAAGTACATCACCGTGATCCAGGATTGCATCTTCCTCGCTGGCAACCCCGACGCGCCCTCGCTCCTCTACTACTCGGGCACCTTCGCGCCGGGCATCACCGACCCTGACGACTCGTGGAGCGGCAGCAACGTCGCAAACGGCGGCAGCGTGGGTGTCAAGGTCGACGACGGTTCGGTCATCACGGCCATCGGCGAACTACTTGGCGGCTGCGTGGTCTACAAGGAGCGCAGCATCTACCTCTACTCGTGGGGCGATGACGGCCCGAACTCGACGGGCAGCAAGGTCGACATGCTCGTGCCGGGTATAGGGTGCGTCTCCAACGGCTCACTCGTGCAGTACAACGGCACGCACATCTTCCTAGGGCAAGCCGCGGCGGGCGACTACGGCATCTACCAGCTCACAGGAAGCGGAGTATCCAACCTCTCGCTCAAGATCCCCGACCAGGTTGCCGAGGTCGCTCGTGCGACCACCTGCCCTCCGCGCGCCATCATCTTCGACAACAAGTACCACCTCGCGTACGACTCGACGGGCGACGGCATCCGCGACAAGATGCTCGTCTACGACCTGCTCCGGGCGTGCTGGTACACGTTCGAGGACATGCAGGTGGGCGACTTCGTGGTCGACGGTGACACGGGAAAGCTGTATTTCGGCGCTCCCGACGGCTTCATCTACCGCGCCTACCACGGGTTCGTCGACGGCGAGGACGGGGCTCCGGTCAACTTCCTCGTCGAGTCGAAGCGCCTTACATCGGGCAACCCGTTCGCCGTCAAGCGCTGGCGCACGGCGCGCATCGGCACCGACAACCTCGACGCTGCCGTCATCTCGACCTCACTCAACGGCGGCGCGTGGGTCCCACACAACGTCACGCTGCTCAACGACGAGGCGCTGGTGCAGAGCCTCATGCTTCGCGGCGAGGCGCTTGGCATACTGCTCTCCGGGCAAGGCAAGACGACGCAGCAGTCCACCATCTCGCGTCTCGGGGTGTCCTACCGAGAGGGCAAGGTGAAGTATGCCTAAGTTCGACGTCCCGAACCGCACGCAGAAAGACCTCGAATCGCGGCTCAACTTCGCTGCGATCGTGGCCGCTCTCAAGCGTGCCATCGGGCCCGGACCTTACCTCTCAGTCCCCATCGTCGACGCGCTCCCCACGGCATCGGCCGAGTACGCTGGCACCCTGCTATACTGGCGGCGTGCGAGCGGCACCGAGGAGAGTGTGTTCATCTGTCGCAAACAGGCCGACGACTCGTACATCTGGAAGTCGCTCTAGGAGGCGTCAATCATGGCGACATGGCTCAGGTATCACGGCACCGGCACGAAGGCGGCATCTCCTACCGTCACCGCGTCCAAGACGACCTCCACCACCAAGTCGCGCGCCGACTACCTCAAGGAAGCCGAAGGGCTCATGGGTGGAGCGCCGAAGTACAACGGCACCGGCAGCACGAAGTCGGCAATCGCGGCGTTCAACAAGATGAAGCGCGACATCGCCAACCAGCTCGCCACAGGCAAGCGCGACATCAACCAGCAGGCATCGCAGGACGTCGGCCGGCTCGCGCGCATGATGGCCGCCCGAGGCACGGGTATCGGGTCGACCTCCGAGGCGAACTACGCGAACTTCGACGCGACGGTCAACGGCAAGGTCGACGACCTCATCCGTGCCGCGGCAGCCGCACAGCAGAACGCGGCTGACACCCGCGATTCACGACTCGCTCAGATCCAGGACGCTTCGACCACCAACGACGCGCAGCGCCAGCGAGACATCCTCAACCTCGCGCTGCAGTTGCAGGGTGTCGACACCACGGCGGCCAGCGAAGCACTCAAGCAGCAGCAGCTCAAGACCGCTGCCGATGCGGAAGCCGCTCAGATGGAGATGGCGAAGCGCGTCAAGGCGTTCGAGATCTACTCGGCGTGGGACAAGAACCCCGCGACCGCTGCTCAGATCGCCGACTACATCCGCGCCTACGGCGTCGACCCGGCCACCATCCCGAGCATCGCGCAGGGGCTCGGACTCAGCAACGTCAACCCTGCGCTTCCGGGTGCTCAGACCACGGGTCCGGTGTCGTACGACCAGTACAAGGCGGGCATGGGATCCGTCATCTCGCAGAACCCGAACCCGCAGCAGGGCGGGCTACGATTCAACGGCCAGAACTTCGGAAACGCGCTGCTGAACTTCCTGTCGTGGGGCCGCTACTAGGAGTCGACCGTGGCAACACCGCTCCTCAAGAATCCGCTCAAGAACCCGTTGGCGACTTCCTCGAAGTCGGTTCTGGCGGGTTCTTCCGAAGATGAGCTTGGTAAGCTGCTCAAGACCATCGCCTCTCAGTCGGCGAGGGTGACGGCGGCTGGCGGCAAGCTCCCTTCCGGCATGTCCAAGCCGAACTTCATCGAGCGCGTGCTAGGCCCGTTGCAGACTCCACTCGCGGGCGTCAACGCCATCGTCCACAACGTCGTCAACAAGCCGAGCGACGTGGATGTCGACATCCTCGACGAGATGAAGAAGGCGTTTGGCGGTCAACACTACACCTCGGGATCCGACATCATCGGCGACCTCGGGTGGAACCCGGCCGAGAACGACACTCTCGGCAAGCTGGCGAAGGCAGTTGCGGGATTCGGCTGGGACGTATTGGCCGACCCCGTGACATACATCTCGCTGGGCGCTGACAAGCTCGTCAAGCTGCGTTCGCTGGCCGAGGCGGGTCGTATAGCCACTGACGGCCTCGACGTCGCAAACGCGACGAGATACGGCCTCGAGCATCTTGCTCCGGCCATCGGTGAGGCGGGCGGGCTGGTCAAGGTCGGGCTGCTCGAGAAGGCCGACAAGGTTGCCTTGTGGAAGGGCATCGTGACCGACACGATGGCGACCATCGGCGACAAGGGCGGCCTCAAGTTCATGGGGAAGTCGGTCATCCCACAGGCCGCTCTCGACGCCGTGACTCCGCAGAAGGTCAAGGATGTCATCGAGCTGGCGCAAGCATCGAAGCCCGCGCTGGCTATCGGTGGCGCGTTCGATCCGTTCTACAAGGTCACTCACGCGGTCGACCCGTTCGAGGGTGCCGCGCTCAACGAACTCACGCGCACGATGCAGTCGGCTCAGAGCAAGGGAGCCAACGCCGCGCTCGAGGAAGCCACCAAGCTGCTCGACCAGCTCCCGAAGGGGACGCGCGATGCGTCCACCGCGGCATTCGACGCTGCTGCCGAGCCGTTCCGTGAGCAGGTAGGCTCCGCGCTGGACGCGCTCGACACCGCGAACAAGGAAGTCTCGCGGGTGATGGACCTGCGGCGCAAGGCGCTCAAGGACCTGCTGCGAGAGTCCGGCGTGCGCGTCGACCTGGTGGACGGCCTACCCGACTTCGAGAAGTCGATAGACGACGCTCTCGCGCGTCTCGGCGACCTCGCCACCACGCAGGAGTCCATCGCCGAACAGCTCAAGAAGGCGCAGACCGAGATCCGCGCGTCCGAGCGCTGGGCGTTGCGGAAGGGTACGAAGCGCGAGGTCAAGACGCAGCCGTTCAAGGGCCGCCCGACTCCGCTGACTCCCGAAGCCGCGCCGCCCGTGCAGACCGCGATGCAGACGGCAGGCGCATCGGCAGCTGAGACGGCCTCTCGCACGCCGATCGTGATGACAGCGGGTGGGAAACCGAAGCGGTACGGCTCGTGGCAGACGGCGTTCGAGGACGAGCTGCGGCGTGTTTCCTCGGCCACCATGCAGGCGAACGACAACAACCCATACGCTGCCCGTCAGATGTTCGAGACGACGGGCGACCTGCCGCGTGCCATCGAGATAGCCGAGCGTGACCCCGAGGCGGTCATGGAGACGCTGGCCGGGCGCGTGCGTTCGGCTCTCGACGCCGGCGACCTCGACACCGCTCGTGCCTATCAGGCAAACCTCGACGACTTCGCCGAGTGGTACACGAAGCCGCGTGAGGCGTTCAACCTCGACGCCGACCCGTTCTCGGGCGAGGGCGTCGAGATGATTACGCGCCAGCTTCCGGGTAACAAACCCGACGTGTTCGCCGAGATCGCTGGCGGCAAGCTGCGTACCGACAATGCGAAGTTCATAAAGCCGACGGTACGCAAGGTCGCTCCTCCTGACCCGCGGCGTGTCGGCGAGATCGCACGCGAGATCCAGGGGTTCGCCACCAAGTACGGGCGCGGACAGGCGAAGGTCAGAAAGCTCTCGGGCGCCGTTGCTCGCTATATCGACTACGACCGGACACTCCCGCGTGCTCTAAACGTGGCCGACGAGGCTCGTGCCGTGGTGGATGACGTCGCCAACCGACTCGACTGGGACGCGTTCGACAAGGCACTCGTACAGATGGTGCCGAACCTCTCTACCGCCGAGGTCGCGCAGGCGCGTACCGCGATGCAGACCATCTTCAAGGGCAAGATGGCCGAGCTCATGCAGGAGGAGCTTGCGGCCGGTATCCGTCACGGCAGCCGAGGCGCGGGCTACATCCCGATGTACGGCGGCAAGGCGGCACCGGAAGTCCTCAAGTACGAGGGATTGACGGGCGAAGCGGCGAAGCTCCCCGAGGCCGCTGGTCCGGGCGCCGGCACGTTCGGCCGTCCGTTCGGCGGCAAGCCCGCCTTCGCCAAAGAGCGCACCTACGACTCGCTGGCTGAGAGGCTGTTCGAGGACCGCAACACGCTGACCGACGCACCGACCATCCTCGCGCAGCGCATGGACGCTTCCACGCGGGCTGTCGCCAAGAAGGACTTTGAGCGTACACTCGCCACCGGGCTAGGGCTCGAGCTGCCGACCGAGGAGAATGCCCTCAAGGCGTTCAAGTCGGCGCACCGTGAGCTTGACTTCGCTAACCTCATCGAAGTCGACGGCGTGAAGTACGCGCTCAAGAAGGACACCGCCCGCACCGTCGCCCAGCTCGTCGAGCCGCTTATCAACGACGACGCGATGCGCGGCCTGCTCGGCTACTTCAACAAGTTCACGAGCGAGTGGCGCAAGTGGGCTACCGTGATGAACCCCGGCTTCCCGATCCGCAACACCTTCTCGAACTTCTATCTGGCGCACACGAAGGGGTACAGCAACCCCGAGGCGTGGCTGTGGGCGGGCAAGGTGCGGACGTGGATGCAGACGGGCGAGATCGACAAGCACCTCGACGACATCGTGCCGGGCGTCGGCAAGACGCTGGGCGCATTCCTCGAGGACGCGCGCAACTCCGGCGCACTCCGAGGCGGCCAGGCGTTCGAGATCATGCGCGACCAGGGGATGCGCGGCGCTCTCGGCAACCCGCTCGCCAAGTTCGGCACGAACGTCAACGAGTTCGCCGAGGAGTGGGGCCGCCTTGCCGTGTTCAAACAGGCGTACACCGAGGCCGCCAGCAGGGGACTCCGCAAGAACGCGACGAGCATCGCCGGCCGCATGGTCGACAAGGTGCTCTACAACTACGACCCCGCAGCGCTCACGGCGTTCGGCCAGTATGCAAGGATGTTCTTCCCCTTTGCGACCTGGAAACTAAGAAACGTCCCCGAGATGTTCTCCGTGCTCGCTCACACGCCGTCCAAGATCAGCGAGATCGGCAAGCTGCAGAACAACGGCGAGTCGGCCGCCGGCGTGAAGCTCGATAAGGACCTGCTGCCCCAGTACCAGCGCGATATGATCCCGATTCTGACGCCGTTCAAGGACAAGTCGGGCAACCCGCTCATGCTCAACCCGAACTTCGGCTTCCAAGACCTCAACAGCGTCGACGAGCCGTTCCGTGACTTCATCTCGACGCTGAACCCGCTGTTCAAGCTCCCGATAGAGTTCGGCATGGACAGGGATGTGTTCTTCGGACAGGACATCGAGGAGTATCCCGGTCAGCTCAAACCGATGCCCGGCTACGCACAATGGCTGCAGCGCTCGTTCGCCGATCAGGACTGGTGGAAGGCCGTACGCAAGTCGGCGGGCATGGGAATCAACAAGAAGGGCCAGCTCGTCGGCAGCCCGAAGGCTATCAAGCTGCTCGACTCGTGGCCGTTCATGGCGAACCTCGGCAAGTCCCTAGAGCAGAACAGCCCAACACGCGGCTACAAGGCGCTCTCGTGGCTCGGCGGTATCAAGCTGATGCCGTACGATAAGGCGAAGCTGACGAAGAACTACGGTTACGAGCAGCGTGCTCAGCTCACAGACGAGATCCGCAGGCTCAAGGACGCAGGGATGATAAAGAGTGCCGATAACTAACCTGCCGAGGCTGACATCGAGCGCGTCCCAGCCCTACACCTTCCCGTGGGTGGAGCGGCCGGACCTCGCTGCGTCTCTGACTCCTCAGAACATCCTCGGGCATCTCGCCCGGACGGGCGGCGGCGCCACTCTCGCGCAGCAGGACACCATCGCGCTCAATCCCATCGCCGCGATGCGCGACTACACGCTCAAGCCGTTCACCGTACGAGATACCTACAAGGACGTGAGTACGTCCGACTATCTCAAGGGAACGAGCGCTTCCCCAACGGCCAACAACTCAAACCTCGTGGCGCCGAAGCACACGGCGAGCAAAGAGATGGTCGGCATCGCCAAGTCCTACATCGGCGTGAACGCCTACCACTACGGCGGGTTCGACTGCTCCAAGTTCGTGCAGGACGTCGCTCGCAAGTACGGCGTCGGGATCCCGCGCGACACCGCATCACAGATGGCATGGTTCCGGCGCAAGGGCCGCTTCTCGTCCTCGCTCTCCGGTATCCAGCCGGGCGACCCCATCTACTTCCGCTCGAGCGCGTCGGGATCCGGCCGTCACGTCGGCATCTACATCGGGCATGGCAAGATGATAGACAACTCCGGCCGAGGCATCCCGATCGCGGTGCGCTCCATCGCTGGGCGCAACGTCATCGGCTACGGCAGCATGGGCGGGCTCGGTCCGAAGCCGAAGCCTGCTGCTACGACCAGGACCACGGCGAACCGCACCGTACGAACCGCGTAGGAGGGCCGAGACGTGAGCAACTGGATCGACGAGGCGACCCGCAACAAGGGCGGTCTGCGTCGTCGCGCCGAGAGGCTTGGCATGGTACGCTCTGACAAGACCCTCGACCTGATGGCGCTCAAGAAGCGTGGCAAGGAGAAGGGTGACACGAAGCTCATCCGCCAGGTGCAGCTCGCGCTCACTCTCCGTAGGATCTCGGCGAGAAAGAGGGTGTAGTTCGATGAAGAAGAACCCGCGTGATGGTCTTTCGGCCGGGCATGGTGAGGGCTCGCGTCACCCTGGTCAGTCGGATTCAGGCGCCAACGTCATCGGTGACGGGCTCCCTGCCAAGACCGAGGACGACTACACGCTCGAGATGTGTCAGTCCGTGAGGGCTGACCTGCGAGCCGTCTACTCGGCTGCCGGGCAGGGGTTTGTCATGCTGCGCGACTCGGGGCTGTACTCGCGCGCCGATAACGACTGCGCCCTGAACGACTGCGACCTGTTCATCGAGTTCCACACGGACTCGCTGACCGCGACGTCAACGGGAGTCGGCACGTTCTATCGCACCGACCGCGCGCAGAAGCTCGCGGCGATGTTGGCGAAGAACGGCGCCCACGCTCTCGGGCTCCGCAACCGCGGCGCGCGCAGGAACGACACCTTCGCCGTGCTCGACGTTCATCCGGGCATGGATTCGGTGCTCGTGGAGATGTTCTTCGGCAGCAACAAGAGCGACACCCGCGCATTCCTCAAGCACCGTGATGCGTTCGTGCTCGCTATGGTCAACTGCATCCTGACGTGGCACGGGTGGAACACAGTCTCCAAGCGTCCGAGCCAGTGGACCGCTGCCGAGAAGGCGGCCTACAAGCCGATCTAGGAGGTCACGATGAAAGCAAACATGCGGGAGTTCATCTACTGGGCGGCGATCGTGCTGGGCCTTGCCTGCGCGGTTGCTACCCTGTTTGGGCTCATCACTCCCGAGCAGGCGAAGGATGCGGTCATCGTCCTCGCCATCGTGTACGGCGCAGTCGCCGGCCTGGCGATCAAGAACATCACACCCGATGCCCCCGACGACGACACGGAGTAGCCCAATGAGCCCCGATGAGGTCGCCCAGCTACGCTCAAAAGTCGACAAAGTGCTCGAGGTAGCGACGAGTACCGACTTGAAGGTGGGTGTCCTATCGGCTGAGTTCAAGGCTCACCGCGAGTCCGAGTCCGAGCGCGCTGCCACCCGCGAGATGACGTGCCCGCAAGGCCCCACGGTTCGCCAGCTTGTATCTGACGTCGACGCGATCGCCGGCACAGTTCGGGCGAACTCCGGGCGTCTCGTCAAGCTCGAACAGTGGGAGGCTGACGTAAAGGGCATGGAGGCGGTTGAGGAAGCGAAGGCCGACGTGATGTGGAAGCCGTTTCGCTGGCTGACCGACCGCACCGACCGTGTGTTTTGGGCCATCGTCATCGCACTCCTCGTCGACATCGCGGTCAAGACGCGCTAGCAGCCCCCACGGAATGCGAAAGCCCCGCAGGAGCCGAGCCTGCGGGGCTTTCTGTTGTCTCGGGAGCCGCCGGATGGCTCGACCGGGACCTCTGCGACTCGCATCGGTGGGGTTCCTCGGGGGGAGGTGAGGCCGACGCGCTCCGCAGCTCCGAGTCTACTACATCATCGCCAGTACGGCGTCCTTGTAGGCAGACAGGGACACGGTGAACTCGTTGCGTGCCGAGTTCATCTTGAGCGACGTGACCGGCAGGGGTGCGAAGAAGCTGGCGGCAGCGGTGACGGCGTAGTCCGAGTCGGGCGCGTTGCCGATCGTGAGCTTGAGCTGGTTCTTCTCCTCGCCGAGATACTTGACCGTGAAGTGGACGTTGTTGTGGGAGAAATGCGCGTGCGATTCGGGACCGCGTGAGATGGCCGAGTCGATGGCGGCCGAGCAGCGGTCGATGGGGGGCAGGTCGTATCGCACCAGCTCCTCCTCGACCTCGCCAGTAGCATCCTCGAACATCGCATCCTCAACGTCGGCCGACGTCGGCTCTGCGTCCTCGCCGACCTCCTCGACTTCCTCGCCAACAGCGAGCGGGTCGTCGATGGCGCCGTAGTTCTTCTCGAACGCCTCCTCGGGAGTCGGGGGATCATCGGGGGCGACGGGCACGTTATCGTCCTCGGGAGAGTCGTCAAGGATCTCGCCCGTCTCCGCGCTGACCGTCACCTGCACAGTCTCGCCTTCGGCCTGGCCGTCGTCCGTCGTGGGGATCTGCTGCTGCCCCTCGGCGACTTCCGGCTCCTCGTCGTCGATGCTGGTCTGCGCCGACTCGATGGTGATGATGACGTTTCCGACGAGCTCCATCAGCTCGGCCGCGTACTGGGTCGCGCTGACCTCCTTACTGCTGTAGAGCTCGATCTGCGCCTTCGGCAGCTTGCCGGCCGACTTCTCGACCTCCTGAAGTTGGGCGCTGAATGTCACTTTCATGCGCTAATCCTCTCTCGGGATGCGTCCATTGACGCACTTGGGGTTCGGGCAGGTGACGGGCTGGGCGTACTCGTGCCCGTCTGCGTCCACTCCATCCTCGATGACGTACCCCTTGCCTTGACATTCGGGGCAGCGGTCATCATGGAGCAGACTCCGGCGTGCTGGTCCTCCTTTCGGTGCCGAGTCGAAGTTGCGGAATCGTGTGAGCGGGTCGGACTCGTCGAGGAACTTGACGTACTGGCCGTCGAAGAACTCGGCGAACCCGAAGCGGATTGAGAATATGTGGTCGTGGCTGTTCAGGACGGCCGCGTAGTTGCGTATGGCGCCGACAAGGTAGGCCGTCGCCTGCCCGTTCTCCCTGCCCGACTTGGCGACTGCGTGGCGTGCGGCGTCGGCGGCTCTCACATTGCTGGGAAGCGCGCTCGCCGGCGGCTCGAAGTGCTTGTTCCACTCCTCGATGAGCGCCGTGGCGTTGGTCGGTGGACAACCGTTGTCCGGACTCACGCACTCCTCGCCCAAGTTGTCCACGCTTTCCACAGCGAACCCCACCAACAGGTCATCCGCGTCGTCGTCGGTCAGCTTGATCCGCGTGGGAGAGTGGCGGTTCAACCCGTAGTCGACCTCGACGAGATTGGCGGCGTGGAGCGCGTCGAGCGCCTTCGACACCGACCCGCGTGATGTCCCCAGCTCGGCCGCGACGAGCGATGTGCTCGCCTCAAGGACGCCTGCCGTCTCCTTCGCCTTGATGTGCAGGTAGACGGCCAGCGTCACGCCGTTCTTGAGGAATCGCAGCTTGTCGAGTGCCGCGGCAGGGATGAACAGGCCGTCACTCCCCACCGTTCGCTTCTTCCATCGCCGCCGCACAGCTCTTGCATGGGCGCCGACGACCTTGCGCGAGGGCGATCAGTTGCTCAGCCGCGAAGAACCGACCGCATTCAGTCTCGATGACGTGCTGCTCGGCATTCCCGAGGTGGTGCGACCTGATGCTCTTGATGGCGTGAGCGGTGAGGTGCGTGTCTCGCTGCACCTTTGCTGGGTAGCGCGGCCTGTCGAGTCCGACAAGGCTGCCTTGTTTGAGCGCCCGAACGTCTAGCATAGAGTCCCCCTGACCGAGTGGTGGTCCTACGATACTGCCGAGGTGTCGCCTTCCACAAGCCTGACTACGACGCCTTCTTTCGTGCCGTAGTTCTTCATGGCCGTGATGTAGCTGATCTGGCTGTCGTCCTTGAAGGCGACCCCGTTGAGCGCGTCCGTGACCATCTTGATGATGTTGTCCAAGTCCGGCCGACTGACGTGCGGGGCGTCCTTCGCGGCTGCCGCCTTCTTCTTCGACCAGCTCGGCGGGATGGAGAAGTACACCATGACGCTGAGTTCGACTGCACCCTCGTACGGCGGCGCGTCGGGGTAGGCGGCGAGGTAGCACTCGAGCACCTTGCCCTCCGCGAGCTGGGTCGGCTTCGGCGTGAATGTGACGCCTGCCTTCGTGGTGCGCGCACGGGCCTTCGGTGTCGGCTTGCCGGGGATGCTGAATGCCCTCATGCCTGCGCTCCTCTCGGTGCGGCTCGGTGCCCGATGTGGAATCCGTTGCCGTGGTCGCACGGGTAGACGACCAGCACGCCGCACTTGGCCTCGTCCTTCGCTACCTTGCCGAGCATCCCGCGGAGTGCCTTCTTCGCGGCTTTGCGGCTGACGTAGGAGTTCTTGCCACACTCCATGCACCAAAACAGGAACGGCGCGCAGACGTCCTTGCGGCTTCTCACTCCACCACCGCCTTGCTCCCAGCGCCAGTCTTGCTGACGCGGATGCGCTGCGGCAGGCTGTCGCTGACACCCTCGTAGTGGCTCACGAGCATCACAAGCGGGACATTCTCGGCGATGATGTGGAGGCAGTTGAGCATCTCCTCAAGCCCCTGCTGATCGAGAAACTCGGGCTCATCGGCGGCAAAGCATTCCGCGCTCGCGTCGGTGCGGGACTGCACGAACGCCGAGAGGCCGGCTGCCAGCGCGAAGCACACGCGGGTCGTCTCCCCGCCGGAGAAGCGTTCGATGGGGCGGGTGCCGCTCGAGTCGGTCACGAGGACGTCCAGCGTCTCGCGGATCCCGTCGCTGCTCTTGTTGTCACGCTGGGTACGCAGCTCGACGGAGAGGCCGTCGGTGAACCGGGCGAGGAAGTCGTTGGCGTGTCCGGCTATCTCGTCGACGGCCGAGTCGAGGATGCGCGCCTGGATGCCGTTCTTCCCGTACGCCTTGACGAGCATCGCGGCGACGGTCTGCTCGTGCAGCGCGACGTCCTGCTCACTCTGCATCTTGGCCGTCTCCTCGGTCAGCTTCGTGCGCTCCTCGATGGTGCGCGTGATGGTATCGAGACTGGCCTGCGCCTCGCGCTCCTGACTCTCGGCCGACGTGACAGCCTGCTGGGCGGCAGACAGGTCGACGGGCTGCAGCTCGGTCGGCTCATTGTCCACACACTCACGCAGTTCGCCTTGCAGCTCGGCCTCGCGCTTCTTCTCGTCGGCAAGCTGGCGGTTCGCTTCCTCGACTGCTCCGATGGCAGCCTGCTTGGAGTGGTAGTCGGCGAGCTGCTTCTCGAGATCGGCGAGCTCCATCTTGTCCTGCCCCGCGCTCGGGACATCGGACGCTTCGGCAGCGGCGAGCACCTTGCGTGCTTCCTCGACCGCCTTCTCGGCGTCCACCCACTCTTGACGGGTGGTGGCTTCGGCCTTTCGCGCCTCGCCAGTAGACTGCTCGGCATCGTAGACGACCTTCTCGAGCGTCCGTGCGACCTGCTCGCGGTCCTGATGCTCGGGAGTCGCGCCACACGCCGGACAGTTCTTCGCGGTGGCAAGCGTCTCGTCACGCTGGGTGCGCGCCTTACTCTCCTGCGCCTCGGCCAGCTCGAAGCGCGAGTAGGCGGCATCCTTGTTGACCTTCGCGCGGGATGCGAGGTCGACTGCCCGGTTGACCTCACGGCGGGCGTCGGTGACGCGCTGCTCGTGGGCGGCGTAGGCAGTCTCCACCTCGGCGATCGACTGACGCAGCTCGCGGATGCGCTGCTCGGCGGCTTCCACGTCGATCTGCGGGAACTCCACCGTGCTGTTCGCCCGCTCGGTGAGCTGGCTGATGCGCTGCCGGACGGACGTGAGGTTCGCCTCGATGCCAGCCTTGTCGGCGTCCCACTTGCTGTGAAGCCGTGCAGCAGCCTCGTAGTCGTTGTACCGTGCCTGTGTTGCGGCAAGCTCGGAACGGGCGGCAGCGGCGACGAGAGTGGCCGATTCGAGCGTTTTCTGCGCTGCCTCGGCATCAGGTTCGTCGGTGCCGAGGGCAGACAGGCGTGACTCCGCGCTCTCGAGCAGCACACCCGCCTTGCTGACGGCCTGCTCGCACTCGCGCACGACGGCCTTCGCGGCGTCCTCGAGGGCGGCATACGGGCCGAGCGGGAGCTGGGATGCCAGCCATGCCTTGCGGTCAGCGGCCGAGAGGGTGACGAAGCGGGTGAGCGAGCCTTGCGGCAGCATGTGTGTGAGCACGAAGGTCGCATGGTCGGCGCCGACGATGGAGATGATGGCAGCGTCGACGTCACGCACCTTCGCCTCGCAGACGGGAGTGTCGCCGAGATGCAACGTCGCCTTCTGCCCCTGCTTCCCGTACTCCCGCTGCACGCGGTACTGCTTGCCACGCGCCGTGAAGTCCAGCGTGAGGGTCATCCGGTCGGCACCCTGGCGCACGAACCCCGCGAGATCACCCACGGCGGCACCGTAGAGCGCGATTCGGACGGCATCGAAGATGGTGCTCTTTCCCGAGCCATTGTCCCCGGTGACGCTGGTTAGGCTGAGACTCGTGAAGTCGATGTCGAGCTTCGGATAGCTTCCAAGATCGGAAGCGGTCAATCGTAGTGGCCTCATACCTGAACCTCCTTGACGTGCGCCCATGCCGTCCTATTCCTGACGCGGCGCACCGTGCAGCCTGATATTGAAAAACGGGCGGCGATTTCTTTAACTGGGACATCCGAAAGTAAACGGATTTCAATTACGTCCCGCTCCGTCAGCTTCGCGTTTCCGTGGGCCTCCCCGCAGGGGACTCGCTGCCGGCCCTTCGCGATCTTGTCGCGCACGTTGTCGTCGTTCGTGCCGATGAACAGGTGAGCCGGGTTGACGCATGGCGGGTTGTCACAGTGATGGAGGACGTGCATACCCTCGGGAATCAGTCCGTTGTGCATCCTCCATGAGACTCGGTGCGCCTTGTCGACGATCCTGCTGCCGACGCCGACCATCCCGTACCCCTTGCCGTGCCTGCTCCCGGTCCACTCCCAACACTCGTCGGGGCCGCGCCTGTCGACCTTCTGCCAGAACAACCGCTCACGTTCGAGTGGATCCAGCGGCGCGCGATGGCCGGGGATGAACCGAACGTGCTTGCCGGTTACGTCGCCGCGGTCTGAACGCCCGATCTTCGCAATCGGCGTGACCTGGCCGCACCCACACATACAGAGCCCGCTTGGGTTCGGTCCGTCACCATCTAGGCGCCTCACCGCTCCACGCCCAACCACGCAAGCGCCATCGCCGCTACCTGCACGAGCTCGTCGTTGGCTTCCTGCGGCGCTCCGTCATCCTCGAGGTATTCGGCCAACTCGCAGACCTCCTCGACCAGCACCGCGATCCGCGTCGGGTGTTCTCCGTCGCATATCAACCGGGCGAACACCAGCGCGGCTTTCAGGCAGGCGGTCATCGTATTGTGCAGGATGTCGTAGATGTAGATGGACCGCAGGCTCCCCATGTAGCTCGCCCCGTGCTTCGCCTTCGCGCGTTCCTGCTCGTCGTAGATGTCGTCGATCGTCGTCACTGTGCCTCCTCGATAGCAGCTTTGAGTGCTCGGGCGTGCTCAATGCTGCGAGGGTGCAGCAAGTAGCCTATCCCCGTCTCCCGCAGCCTGTCTCTCTGCTCGGATACGAGGGTGAGCGCCTGACGTGCTCGCTCCGCAACGTCGGTCTTGCCGTCAGCGGGATAGCCAGCATCAGCGAGCACCTGCCACACGCGCATGATGGCCGCTCCGTGCGCCTTCGCCTTCGCGTACCAGTGCTGGATGCTGTTGCCGTGGTAGTAGCCGATGTCAGCAGTCAGCTCCTCGATGCGCCCGTCCTTGGCTTCGAGTGCGGTGCGGAGAACCTCGGCGTCATGCTGGCAGATGCACGGTATGCGCCTCGGCGGTTGGCCGCCCATGAACACCTCGTCCATCTCGCGATAACCCTTGCCTCCACAACGCTTGCACGATGCGGCTATCCGCTTCAGCGCCGCCTCCACATCAGGCTCAGGGGCGGGGGTGGGGGTGTCGCCTTTGAGCGGCAGGATGTTGCCTGCGAAGGCGTCCAGCTCCTTGCCGCACTTGTCGCAGTAGTAGCGGACTTGGAAGTACGCCGTCTGCGTTGAGCAGGGCTGCACCTGTTCGTCGGTCGTCTCGCGCCACGTCGGGCAAGCGTCAGTCGGCTCGGGAGTGGGGGACGAGAAGGCGCGGGCGAGGATGGCGTCAAGCGCCGCGTTCGCTCTGCGTTTGCTGATGAACAAGTTGGCATCAACAAACACGCCGCATTCGGGGATTGTCTCGAACAGCATACGCAGCATGTGAGCCTCGGCATCGTGCGCCTCTGCTACTGAGTCGGGGGTGTCACTCATGGTTGGCCTCCTTCTTCCGCGAGCAAGCCCTCGGGTAGTCGCCCCAGTAGCCGCTCGTTGACTGCCTCTTGATTGGCTCGGGCATCTCGTAGCACCAGTCCTCTTGCCAGCGTTCTCCACTCTCGCGCTTGTGGTACACGCATCCCTCGCATGTGTCCGGGGTCATCGGCCCACCTTCGCTTTCTCGGCGTCCAAGAAGTCGGCGATGTCACGCAGACAGGAGGCGTCATACAGCGTCCCATCTTGGGGATGGACGACGTACCGACGCCACGGGCCATACCACGACACGAGAGCCAAGAGTCCGCCGTCGTGCTTGCTGCGAACCTCGTAGCGCCCCGTCTTGCCGGACTCACTGGATGCGTACCGCGTGAACGCCAAATGCTCGCTCATCCCTCGCTCCTCTCTACATACGGACGGGCGGTGGTGAGGGCGGCGATAGCTCGTGCCAGCTTCGGGGCGAGCCATCGTTGCAGCGTATTGGGGAACTCGGCTTCGGTCATCATCTCGGCGGCATCGCTCAGATCCTTGATGTCGGCGGGAGCCAGCTCCCTGAACACGGCCTCGCGCTCGGCGTTCTCGGCGGTGATGCGGGTGAGCATTGCGCGAACTGCCCTCACGTTGTTCTTGCGCTCGTTCATGTAGGCCGAGAAGTCGCCGCGAGCAGCCGCGTTATCCATCACGCGGTTCGACTCGCGCCAGTCATGCTCCTCTGCTGTGCAGTCGCTCACCATGCGCCCCCTTCCGCGAAGTTGGCGGCGGTGATGACGAGCGGCTGCGTCTTGAGGCGGTCGATAGCAACCGCGCCGTACGCGACCGCTTCGAGGGTGACGTTGCTTCCGTATATCGTGATGACCGAGTTGCCGTCAGCCCACTCGATGACCGAGTTGCCGGTAGCCCGCTTGATGACCGAGTTGCCGTCAGCCCGCTTGATGACCGAGTTGCCGTCAGCCCACTCGATGACCGAGTTGCCGTC